ATCGACGGTAAGGCTCACATTGCTTATATTCCTAAAGATAAGGTCTTGGGTCTATCTAAGATGAACCGTATCGTCGAATACTTTGCCCGTCGCCCACAGGTACAGGAACGTATTGCCGAGCAGGTCTATCATGCTCTTTCCTTTATCCTTGGTACCGAAGACGTTGCAGTTGTTATCGAAGGTACGCATTACTGCGTTAAGTCTCGTGGGGTTGAAGATCATAACTCGTATACATTGACAGCCAAGCTTGGTGGTTGCTTTAAGAATGAACCTGACTGCCGTGCTGAATTCATGTCATTGATCAAGAGGTAATATGACCTGGTATGCAAACTCAGAAGGTCGCTATGGTGCTAAAGGCGCCAAGGGTGACCGTGGAGAAGCTATTGTAGAAGAATATTGCAAGTCTAACGATATTCCGTTCGAAGATAAGAACGATATCGTTAGTCAAGTAAAGCTAAAGATCGACTGTATCATTGATGGTATTCCGGTTGATGTTAAGTCAAACTTTTACGAAGGCTTTCTCTGCGTTGAGTTGTATACCAGAAAGAGTGGCGCAGGTTGGTTGTACTCTACTACGGCCGAACAAATTTACGGTGTAGATGTGGATACAGAATCCATATATCGTTATAATGTAGAAGATATGATTGCCTATGTCAGTGAAAATAAAGCCCGCGCGAAGAAAACTAAGTTCGGCGATATCGTTATGTGGGTGCCTGTTAAATCTAAAATTATTGAAAAGCTACAATGAAAATCAGCCATGAATCCCCGCTTTGCCTTCTTGATCAGTCTCGTAGTTATAACGATTACGATTACGCTCTCGTCCACCTGTTCGAGACCGAGCCAACCTATTATCAGTTCTTCAAGGACTCACTAGCACAGGGTCGTACAGTACTGCTAGATAACTCTATCTTTGAGTTGGGTACTGCCTTTGATTCCGATCGCTTTGCTCATTGGATCAAAGAACTACAACCTACTGAGTATATTATCCCTGACGTACTTGAGAATGCTCTCGGTACTATGGATAATGCTTTGGATTGGAAAGAGAAATACTTAGATGAAATGACTGCCATTGGCAGTAAATCTATTGGTGTTGTCCAGGGTAAGAGCTACGAAGACCTGGTACAATGCTATGACTATCTAGATAAAGTAATTGGTGTAGATAAGCTTGCTATTTCCTTTGACTACTCGTACTACCTCGAGGTCTGTCCTCATCCAAATAAATGGATGGGTTATGCATTAGGTAGGGTTCAAACTTTAACTAGACTACTAAATGATGGTGTTATCAATACTGAAAAGCCGCATCACCTCCTTGGCTGCGCGTTACCGATTGAGTTCATGTTCTATCGCAAAGATTTCAAGTGGCTGGAGTCATTGGATACTTCTAACCCTATTGTTCATGCTTTGCTGGGCGTTGGTTACGAGCCTAGCGGTCTGGATAGTAAAAAATCCCTCAAGCTCATTGAACTACTTAATACTCCTGAACCCACGGTAGCCACAATGCATACTATTAAGCATAACATTTTATATTTCCGTTCCTTTGTTCATGGGTACAGATAATGAAGTGGATTGCTTTCTTTAGTCAAACAGGCTCGGAGATTGTTGAGCTATCTAAGTCTATTGGACGTAAACCAGATCTACTGGTAACGAATAACTTCGAAGAGAAAATTAAATTTCACCCAGGCATTCGTGAGCTGGGTGTTACTATCATGTCTGCCAAACATGATATGATTATGAACTATTTTAGAAATCAGGTGATCTATAATGTTTCTGAAACCATTATTAGTCTTCATGGCTACTTACGGATTTTACCAGCTGATATATGTGAAAAATACGAAATTTATAACGGCCATCCTGGAGCAATTGATCTCTACCCTGAGCTAAAAGGTAAAGATCCTCAGGAAAAAGTGTGGCAAGAAAATGACAAGTATACTATAATCGGAAGTGTTGTGCATAAGTGTACTGCAGAGTTGGATGGGGGAGATGTATTAAAAGCGGTACATCTACGTAATAGAAACTATACTAAAGAAGAACTTTATACTTCACTTAAGATGACTTCGTTATCGGCGTGGAATTTCTTCTTACGGGAAAAAGGCTTATGAGAATTGGTATTACAGGTGCGCAGTCAGTAGGTAAGACTACTTTATTGAATGCATTGCGCTCTGAAAAGCTATTTAAAGATTATGTTATATGTGATGAGGTAACTCGTCGTGTGAGGAGTTATGGCTTACCTATTAACGAAGAGGGCACCGATACAACTCAGCGACTCATTATGAATGAGCATATCGTTAACGTATTCATGCATGACAATATGTTAACCGATCGTACTGCACTAGACGGGCTGGTGTATAGTACGTACTTGTATAAGAATAATCAGATTGCAATCAGTACTATGAAATATGCAAGAGAAGTGTTTCATAAGGTATGGGATTCGTACGATCATGTATTCTATATTGAACCAGAATTCGAAATCGTAGACGATGGCGTTCGTAGTATCAATAAGCAATTCAGAGACGAGATTGCCGATCTATTTGAGACTACAATCGAAAAAGAAAAGTTAAGTATGCGTAGAGTCAAAGGCTCTGTGCGCGATAGAGTTAATACAATTATAGACTTTTTAGAAGGAAGATAATGAATAATCAAGAAGAACTGAATAAGCTGGTAGGTGTTCACCTGGGTAAAGCCGGTGATGGTTCAGCTGTTAAACCTTATGTAACTCCTGATGAGGTAGATCCAAGTCTTTTAGTTGCTGTACCTCGTTCATTGAACCGTACTGCATATGATATTCAAGAAGAAGAATTACCATTTGTAGGTATGGATGCCTGGAATGCATACGAGTTTTCTACTCTACAGAAGAATGGCTTTCCTATCTCCGGCTGGTTAAAGTTTGCTTACTCCTCTAGTACTCCTAATATTGTAGAGTCTAAGTCTGTAAAGTTGTATTTGAACTCCTTTAATATGGCTCGTTTGATCGATTCTAAAGAAGACCTTTGGAAGATTGAAGCGCAAGTTGAACGTGATATTAGTAAAGCGGTTGGCGGTGAGGTAGGTGTCTTTATTGCTATTGGTGATGTTGATACAGTTAAGCCAATAACAGGTGACTTTATGTCACTTGAGAACTATTGTAACATTGATAAGATGTCGTTTGACCGCTACAACGAGTCATCAGATATTTTAGAAGTAGTACCTAGTATTGGTCGTTATGAGAGATGGCGTTCGCATTCACTGCGTTCGAACTGTCGAGTAACTAATCAGCCAGACTGGGGTGATGTGTATATTCATATCAAAGGTGAGAAGGCTGTTACCCCGGAGTCATTGTTACAGTATATTGTGTCAATGCGTAAAGAGAATCACTTTCACGAAGAGATTGCCGAATGTATCTATAAACGTCTTTGGGACTTACTGGAACCTGAAGAGTTGTTGGTAACGTGCTTGTATACTCGTCGCGGTGGTATCGATATTAATCCTACTCGTGCTTCTAACTACCCTTTGTTGAATCAAGCACCTATTATTGATGCTTATAACTTCTGTGAAAAGACTGCAAGACAATGAAGCCGAATAAAAGAGTAAAATTCGAAATGGGTGTAGAAGATAATAACGTTAACGAGTTATGTCTTGAGTACATGTACCGGGCCGAGCACGGGTTTAAGAAGTATGGGGTAACTACCGAGCGTAAAGACCTGGACTTAATGCAATGGATTCAGCATCTAAAAGAAGAACTGATGGATGCTACTGTCTATATTCACCGTATTCAAAAAGAACTGAAAGAGAAACAAGATGACCTCAAATGAAGCTCTAGCACTACTACCTGATACAAAGGGTTGTGTAGTTATTCTATCTGGTGGTATGGATAGTACAATTGCAATGCGTCTGGCTGTACAAAAATACGGCAAAAAGAATGTATCTGCATTAACGTTTTATTATGGCCAGAAGCAAAAGCGTGAGATCGAAATGGCTAGAATGTCTACACATATGCTTGGTGTTAATCACCGCGTTGTAGATGCATCATTCCTTGGCGATATCAGCAAAGGCTTTTCTGCTAACGTTGATACCGATATGGAAATGCCTACGATTAAAGATGTGTTGGGTGACCCTCGTCCAAAGACTTATGTACCTAATCGTAACATGATTCTGATGTCTATTGCTGCAGCATTTGCTGAGACTCAGAACGTTGATACTGTTGTATGTGGGTTACAAGTTCACGATGAGTATGGTTATCATGATACAACACAACGTTGGGTAGATAAAGTAAATGATTTACTATCTGAAAACCGGATCATTAAAATTAAGTTGACTGCGCCTTTCAGCCAGTTATCTAAATATGATGAGTTACAGATCTTGCAAGAGCTAGACGGTAACTTGATGTTGACTGCATTTACTATGACCTGTTACAATCCAGATGCACAACATCGTTCATGTGGTGAGTGTCCTAGTTGCTCGGAACGTATTGCAAATTTTGCTAAGATAGGTTATAATGATACTGTAGAGTATTCTAAAGTAATCCCCTGGCAAGACTTAATTGAAAGAATGAAGGTATAAGATGTGTGCAATTACGGGTTCATTTAGTCAGCATAAACTGGCCGATCTATATCGATTGAACGCATACAGGGGGGAGTTAAGTTACTCCCTTTCGGCGTTTTCTTTTGATGAAAATAAGATTCGTCTTGATATCCTTATGCAGGATAGAAATAAAATGCCTGAAGGTCTTATCTCAAAGTTAGAGCCAGGTGATAACAAATATTATATTGCCCACAGCCAGGCACCTACAACCAATGCTGATAATATTCACCCGGCAGTCTATGGTGATTGTATGCTGTGGCATAACGGTATTGTTAAGCAGAAGACATTAGCCAAAGGTACCTGGGATACTCAATGGTTGCTTGAGCAGATTTTAAATTACGGTTGGAGTGCATTATCCAGAGTCGATGGCACTTTTGCCTGTATCATGTATAATAGCGGTAGGCTGTATGTTTTCAGAAATGAGATCTCGCCTATGTTCTATGATAAAGATCTAAACTTCTCATCTACCAAGGTAGAGTTTACTGAGTCATTACCACCCAATAAAGTATTTGAGATTAACCTTAAGTACAAACAACTAACTCCAATTGCTTACTTTGAAACGTTGGAGAATCCATATTATATTCCGGAGAATGCATGAAACATATTTTAGGTTCAACAAGTACGTCTACACTTACTAATGTCGAGGAAGGCGATGCTCAACCTAATGCCGTTGACCTACGATTAGGTAAAGTATTTCAAATTAACAATGAAGTGTTTGAGGTAAGCAATGATCACAAGAAACATAGAGGCTCTAAAGAACTCCTTCCTGACGCAGAAGGCTATTTTACGTTATACCCGGGGAGTTATGAGATCGTTATGGAGAACATCATCCATGTTGGAGCGGGCGAAGCTGGTTGGGTCATTACTCGAAGCACTCTTAACCGCAACGGTTGTTTTATTACTTCAGGGCTTTATGATTCTGGCTATCATGGTGTCATGGCCGGGGTACTTCATGTTACGACTGGCCCGGCTCGCATTAAACAAGGTACGAGAGTAGGTCAGTATCTTTCATTTGATGCTGAAGCACTACACAGCTATAATGGTAGCTATGGCATTGGTAAAGAGCACGATAAAAAGTATACATAATACAAGCGGTCTTCGGCGTCATCCCGCTTTATAAACTCTGCTGCCTATGACTAACTAACATAGGAAAAAAATGGCAAAATATATTTCAACTAAAACTTATAAGCAGATCGGTCCTGTTGCATATCGTCAATGGAGAGCTGATAGTCACTGTAACCTTATCCATGGTTATGCTTTATCTTTCTATTTTGAATTCGAATCTGATACACTAGACGTTCGTAATTGGGTAATGGACTTTGGTGGTCTACGTCCATTGAAAGATAAACTAGAAGAATGGTTTGATCATACACTATTAGTTGCACAAGATGATCCTCATCGTGATGCTCTTATCAACCTAGGCAAGTTAGGTATTGCTAAGATTACCGAGGTAGAAAAGACTGGGTGTGAAGGTCTGGCTGACTTCTTGTACGAGTATATCAATACTATCTTCTTACCCAGTTATGGAGAGCAAGACCGTATCTGGTGTAGCCGTGTAGAGGTACGAGAGACAGATGCGAATATGGCAATGCGTGTAGGCCATAGAGAAGATAACGAGTTTGTCGATTAATGTGGCGTCTCTGGGCAAAAGCATTAGGTGAAAAGGGATCAAACGATAATACGGAAGCAGATAGAATTGCTGTTATACGAACTATTATCGTCTTTTCATATATAATAACAAACCTGTTTATTGTAGCAGGTGTAATTAGACACTGGTAATGACACAAATAGCATTGATTACCGATACCCATTTCGGTGCGCGATCAGATAGTATCCCCTTCGATAACTTCTTTAGGAGATTTTATGAGGAAGTCTTTTTCCCTGAAATTGATAAGAGAGGTATTCGGCATATTATGCACCTTGGTGATTGTTTTGATCGCCGTAAGTATATCAATTTTAATACCCTGTCTTCTTGTCGTAGCTACTTCTTTGATGAGATTAAGAAAAGGGGTATCGAACTACATATGATTGTAGGTAACCACGATACCTTTTTTAAGAATACTAACGATGTAAACTCACCCAGTCTTCTACTTAAAGACTACGATAACATTACAGCATATACTGGTCCTATTGATTTTAATATCGATGGTACGAGTATTCTGTTAATGCCTTGGATCTGTACAGATAACTATAACGAATGTATGGAAGCAATGAAGCTGACTACCTCACAGGTAATGTTCGGCCACTTCGAGATTGCTGGCTTCCAGATGTATAAAGGACATGAGAACGATGAAGGATTTGATCCTGGACTCTTTACTAAATTTGACTGTGTTTGCAGCGGTCATTTTCATCATCGTTCCTCTAGCGGTAATATTACATATCTGGGAAATCCTTATGAGCTTACTTGGGCCGATTATGACGACCCTAGGGGATTTCATTTCTTTGATACGCAAACGAGAGAACTAGAATTTATTCAGAATCCCTATGGCATTTTTAATAAGATCTATTATAATGATGAAGAGATGGATCCTAGAGGCATGGATCTTTCCTCCTATGCTAATACTCACGTTAAGTTGGTAGTAGTAAAGAAGACAGACCTATACAAGTACGATCAGTTTATTGAACGATTGTATAAAGTAAATCCTCTTGAGTTAAAAATTATCGAAGACTTATCTGAGTTTGAGTCAGAAGCCATCGGTGACGAGGTAGACCTAGAAGATACTGTTACATTATTGTCGCAGTATGTTGAGAGTTTAGACACAGACGCTAACAAGGACCGTATTAAGACGTTGATGAAGACGTTGTATGTGGAAGCGCAAAATTATGAAGAAGCATGATCAAATTCAAAGTTATTCGCTGGAAGAATTTTTTAAGTACTGGTTCGCAATTTACAGAAGTTAGATTCGATAAGTCGCCTACTACTCTTATTGTAGGTGAGAACGGTGCTGGTAAGTCAACCATCCTTGATGCGTTGTGCTTTGCTCTATTCAATAAACCATTTCGTAATATCAATAAACCTCAGCTGGTTAACTCTGTTAACGGTAAGAATATGCTTGTTGAGGTTGAGTTCTCTATTGGTAATAAAGAATATAAGATCAGTCGAGGTGGTAAGCCAACGGTATTTGAAATCTATCTCAATGATGAGTTATTGAATCAGGACGCAGCTGCGAGAGACTATCAGAAGTACTTAGAAGAGCATGTACTGAAGTTAAACTATAAATCGTTTACTCAAATTGTTATTCTGGGCTCTGCCTCCTTTACACCTTTCATGCAGTTACCTGCCGCACATAGACGCGAGGTGATTGAAGATCTATTAGACATTAAGATCTTTACTGTCATGAATACGGTATTGAAAGAAAAGGCTAATGATGTTAAGCTTAAGCTGACTGATCTAGAAAATAAAATTGAACTCGGTAAATCTAAAGTAAAGATTCAACAGGACTATATCAAGACACTTGAAGAAGATAAGCAGAAGAAAGTTGAAGATGTACAAAAGCGAATATCTGAAGCGAATGCAGAGATTGCACAGCTTCAACTTGATGTCGAACAAGAACAGTCGCAAGCAAACAGCTTACAATCCGGTATTGTGGACAGCAAAGAAAAGCGCACTAAACGTTCGGAGGTGGACACTCTCCTTAGAAAACTATCCGAGAGAATTAAGACACAAGAAAAGCACGTGGCCTTTTATGACGAACATGACGTATGCCCGACTTGTAACCAAGAACTGGAAGTACAAGTCAAGGAGAATGCAAAGGCGACTCACAAGCACAAAATTGAAGAGATTGAAGTCGCAGTTCAAACCCTTACCGAGCAACTTAACGAGATTGAGACAAGACTTGATGAGATTACTCTGGTCGAAGAGAAAATCGCTGAACATAAAAGCAATATCATTACCCTCAACACCAGAATCATTGCCAGTCAGAACTACATTCAGAAGCTCAATCAAGACATCCCTATTGCGGGAGCGGATGTATCTAAGCTTGCTGAGGAGCAGGCCAAGCTTAAGGCAATTGCGAAAGAGGTGATCGT